GGCGGCTACGCCACCGAGTCCTTCGAGACTGGTTCCATCTATCTCGCCGCCGAATTCGTGGTCACCGGCGGTGAGCATGCCAAACGCAAGATGTGGTCGAACATCGGCCTGCACTCCAAGAAGGGCCCGACTTGGGGCCAGATGGGGCGCAGCTTCATTCGCGCCGCACTCAACAGCGCACGCAACGTCCACCCGCAGGACAACAGCCCGCAAGCCGCCGCCGCGCGCCGCATCCAGGGCTTCCACGAACTGGACGGCATCGAGTTCCTCGCCCGCGTGGACGTCGAGAAGGACGCCAAGGGTCTGGATCGCAACGTGGTCAAGGTCGCGGTCGAACCGGATCACCCCGACTACGCCAAGTTGATGGGCGTGCCGCCCAAGGCTTCGGGCGGCGGCACGTCCGGCGCTCCGGCGCAGGCCGCGCCGTCGTCCTACGCCGCCACTGCCACGCCCGCGCCGCAGCGCGCGCCGGTGACCGGCAAGCCAGCCTGGGCGCAGTGAGAGAGGCCGATGAAATGCTGGGTCTGCAAACGACAGGCGCGCGGCTACGGCCACACAGATGGCCGGTTCAAGACCGCCGATCCGCGCCGCTATGTGATCGACTGGGTGTTCTGCTCGCGCCGCTGCCAGGACGCGTTTCACGGGCTGTACGGCAACTGGCAGCGGGCCAAGGAAGGCCGCATCGACAAGACGGAGGTCGCCATGATCGATCCGTCTGATGTCGAACTGGCCGCGATGCGCCAGTGCCTCAAAGCCTTCGGCGAGGCTGCGGGCGAGATCGGGTTTGCCAAACCGCTGGGCGACTACTCCGAGGCGGAAGCCCTGCAGGTGATCGACGCCATCGTCACCTGCTGGTCGGACGCGATGGTCGCGCACCACGAGGCCACCAAGTTCCCGCCCGTGCGGGGCTTGCCGCCGACACCCGATCCGCTGGCACCCGACGCCGCCAATCCGTTCGCGATTCTTCCGGACGACCTGCCTTGGGACGAGCCGAAGGGGAGGAAGCCATGATGGACTTCAATTCCTCGGCCAGCGTCTCCGGCCAGATCACGGCGCTGATCGACATCGGCATGCAGCGCGTGCGTGCGCAGCAGACCGCACGCGACTACCTCGGCGCGTCGCGTCTGGGCGCGGCCTGCGAGCGCGCGTTGCAGTTCGAGTACGCCAAGGCTCCGGTCGATCACGGGCGCGACACCCAGGGCCGGATGCTGCGCATCTTCGAGCGCGGCCACGTCATGGAGGACTGCATGGTGGCGTGGCTGCGGGACGCGGGCTTCGACCTGCGCACGCGCAAGCCCGACGGCGAGCAGTTCGGCTTCTCCGATGCGCACGGCCGCCTGCGCGGCCACGTCGATGGCGTGATCGTCGGCGGGCCGGACGGTTTCCACTATCCCGCGCTGTGGGAGAACAAGTGCCTCGGCGCGAAATCGTGGCGCGAACTGGAAGCCAAGGGCCTCGCGGTCGCCAAGCCGGTGTACGCCGCACAGGTCGCGCTCTATCAGGCGCATCTGCAACTGCACGAGCACCCGGCGCTGTTCACCGCGATCAACGCCGACTCGATGGACATCTACGTCGAGCTGGTGCCCTTCGATGGCGCGCTCGCGCAGCGGATGACGGATCGCGCGGTCAAGGTCATCTCCGCGACCGAAGTCGGTGAGCTGCTGCCGCGCAGCTTCCACGAACCCACTCACTTCGAATGCCGGATGTGCGCATGGCAAGACCGGTGCTGGAGAACCCCATGAGCGACGACACGCAATTCATCGGCGACGTCGAACCGATGATCGACGCCAAGCAGGCCGCTGCCGCGCTGCGCTTGCCGTACTACTGGTTCGCCGACCCGCAGATGCGCAGCAAGTACAAGATTCCCCACTACCTGATGGGCGGTCTGGTGCGCTATCGCCCGTCCGAACTGTCTGCGTGGGCCGCGCGCAGCACTGCCGCGCAGGGGCGCGACGGTGACGCCGATGGCGTGGAGGCCGAATGACTCTCGACTTCAATGACATCGCGCCACTGCCCGATCACAACCGCCGCACCCTCAGCGACGCCGAGCGCGAAGAGCTGCGTGCCGACCTGCTGGTACGACTTGAATCCGTTCTGTTCACCTTGTTCCCTGCGGGCAAGAAGCGCCGTAGCAAGTTCCTGATCGGCGACGTGCTGGGCAGCCCCGGCGACAGCCTCGAAGTGGTTCTCGATGGCGACAAGCAAGGGCTGTGGACGGATCGCGCCACCGGCGACGGCGGCGACATCTATGCGCTGATCGGTGCGCACCTCGGCATCGACGTGCTGCACGACTTTCCGCGCGTGCTCGACGCCGCTGCCGATCTGCTCGGACGCTCGCGTTCTCTACCTGCGCGCAAGGCCAGCAAGAAGGACGTGCCGGTCGACGAGCTCGGCCCCGCCACCGCGAAGTGGGACTACCTCGATGCGGCGGGCCATCTCATCGCCGTCGTCTACCGCTACGACCCGCCAGGGCAAAAGAAGCAGTTCCGGCCCTGGGACGCCAAGCGGCGCAGGATGGCACCGCCCGATCCGCGCCCGCTCTACAACCAGCCGGGGATGAGCAGTGCCGCCCAGGTGGTGTTGGTCGAAGGCGAAAAATGCGCGCAGGCGCTGATCGACGCGGGCATCGTGGCCACCACGGCGATGCACGGCGCGAACGCCCCGGTCGACAAGACCGACTGGTCGCCGCTTTCGGCCAAGGCGGTGTTGATCTGGCCCGACCGTGACAAACCGGGCTGGGACTACGCGGCACAGGCTGCGCAGGCCATTTTGTCGGCGGGTGCGAAGTCCTGCCACATCCTCTATCCGCCCGAGGAGGCTGCCGAGGGCTGGGACGTGGCGGACGCCATCGCCGAGGGCTTCGATGTCGCCACCTTCCTTACCCACGGCCCGCGCCTGCAGATGCACGACGTGGCCGATGACGTCGATCCGGTGGTCAGCAGCGACGAATCTGTCTGGGGCACCGAGGACGCGCTGGCGCTGTCCTTCACCCGCCGCTACCACCGCGACTGGCGCTACGTGGCGGCCTGGGGTCGCTGGCTGGTGTGGGACGGTCAACGCTGGCGCACCGAGGACACACTGGCCGCCACCGACCTGATCCGTAGCGTCTGCCGCCAGACGGCCGTGCGCGCCGACAACCCCAAAGTCGCCGCCAAATTGGCCAGCGCCAGCACGGTCGGTGGCGTGGAGCGGCTGGCGCGTGCTGACCGCAGGCACGCGGCCACCACCGACGAATGGGACGCCGATCCGTGGCTGCTCAACACGCCCGGTGGCGTGGTCGATCTCAAGACCGGTCGCAAGCGCGCGAACGACCGCGCCGACCGGATGACCAAGATCACCACGGCCACGCCGGGTGGCGACTGCCCGCAATGGTTGGCATTCCTGTCCGACATCGCGGGCGGCGATGTTGACCTGCAGACCTACCTGCAGCGGATGGTCGGCTATTGCCTGACCGGCGTGACCAGCGCCCACGCGCTGTTCTTCCTGTACGGCACCGGTGCCAACGGCAAGAGCGTGTTCGCCAACGTCATCAGCACCATCCTCGGCGACTACGCCGCCACCGCGTCGATGGACACCTTCGTCGAGACGCGTGGCGACCGCCATCCGACCGATCTGGCGGGCCTGCGCGGCGCGCGCTTCGTGACGGCCATCGAAACCGAGCAGGGCCGACGCTTGAACGAGTCCAAGGTCAAGGCCATCACGGGCGGCGACAAGATCTCCGCGCGCTTCATGCGCCAGGACTTCTTCGAGTACACGCCGCAGTTCAAGCCGGTGATTGTGGGCAACCACAAGCCCGCCATCCGCAACATCGACGAAGCGATGAAGCGGCGGATGCATATGATCCCCTTCACGGTGACGATTCCGCCCGAGCGGCGCGATAGCCGCCTGACCGAGAAGCTGCTGGCCGAGCGCGACGGGATTCTGGCGTGGGCCGTGGCCGGGTGTCTTGCGTGGCAGCGCGAAGGCTTGAAGCCGCCCGCCAGCGTGGTGTCCGCGACCGAGGAGTATTTCGAGTCCGAGGATGCGCTGGGGCGCTGGCTCGATGAACGCTGCGTCCGTGCGCCCAACGCCAAATCGCTGACCGCCGAACTGTTCACCGACTGGAAGCAGTGGGCCGAGGCCGCTGGGGAGTTCATCGGCGCGCAACGACGCTTCTCCGATCTGCTCATCACGCGCGGGATCGAAAAGTGGCGCAACGGCATGGGCGTGCGCGGGTTCCAGGGCATTGGCCTCAAGCACCCGCCGACGCCTGCTTACACGCCCTACGCGGACAACTGACCCCCATGAAAACCACGTCGTCTGACGCAGCTGACGCATTTGCACGTAACTCTCTATACGCGTGCGCGCGTGCGCGCCTCACGGAGAGTTTCGGTATTCCGTGTCAGCTGCGTCAGACCTGCACCGGACAAGGACTGACACCATGACCACCACCATCCTCGCCCTCGATCTGGGCACCACCACCGGCTGGGCGCTGCGGGGCAGCGACGGCCACATCACCAGCGGTTCCGAGAGCTTTCGTCCGCAGCGATTCGAGGGCGGCGGCATGCGCTTCTTGCGCTTCAAGCGCTGGCTCACCGAAATCAAGCAATCCTGCGACGGGATCGACTGCCTGCACTTCGAGGAAGTCCGCCGCCACGTCTCGACCGACGCGGCGCATGCCTACGGCGGCTTCCTCGCCACGCTCACCGCGTGGTGCGAACACCACCAGATCCCTTAC